CGTTTAAAAAATCGTTATCAACTAATGTGGGAACAAAAAGATTGTATCGATTATTTGAAAACATCGGCTGTGTTAGCAGCATACATTGATCAAAGTCTAAGTACTAATACTTTTTATAGTCCACGACATTTTAGAGATGGAAAAGTTCCAGGCACATTGATTGCTAAGAATTTAATGTTGGCCTATAAGTGGGGAATCAAAACTTTGTATTATAGCCTTCTGGATAAGGCAGGATCTAAACATGTTTTAATGACTCAAAGTGATAGATTAATAACAGCAGAACCTGTTACTATATATGAAGAAGACGATTGCGAGGCATGTAAATTATGAACTTATACTTAGATATGGATGATGTAGTAGCCGATTGGCATACTAGTGCAGAAGAATTTCTTAAAATGAAATGGGAAAGAGAAGGCGGTCGTATTCCACAAGAAGATTGGGATAAAATTAAAATGAACTCTAGATTTTATCGTCACTTACCTTTAAAAGATAATGCACACGATCTAGTACAGTATTGCCGCAATCTTGTTGAGTCAGGAAAAGTAGAAAATTTATTTTTCCTATCAGCACTTCCACGCAACAATGATATGCAATGGGCTATCCAAGATAAAGTTTTTTGGGCTCAAGAACACTTCCCGGGAATCCCTGTATTCCTTGGTCCTTATAGTACTGATAAATGGAAGCACTGCAAAGGAAACGATATATTGATTGATGATCGAATTAGTAATTGTCAAGAATGGGAGTCTGCTGGCGGCCAATCGCACATTTATAAAAAATGGGATGATTGTAAATTATGGTTAGATAATATCTTTGGAAATAATAATGAGTAAAGAACAATACAACTTAACGAAACAAACTAACTATCTTAAACGTAAAATGTTCTTAGATCCAGCTGGTCCTGTAACTGTACAACGTTTTGAAGAAGTTAAATATCCCAAGATTACCAAGTTTGAAGAACTAGCACGTGGCTTCTTTTGGGTTCCAGAAGAAATTAGTTTGACCAAAGACAAAATGGATCACAAAGATGCTAGCGATGCTGTCAAACACATCTTTACCAGCAACCTACTACGACAGACAGCATTGGACAGTATTCAAGGTAGAGCACCAAATCAAATCTTTAGTCCTGTAATCAGCATACCTGAATTAGAAGCACTTGTTAGCAATTGGTCGTTTTTTGAAACAAATATTCATAGTAAAAGTTATAGTCACATTATACGAAATGTTTATGGTGTTCCAAAAGAAATCTTTAATACAATACACGACACAGCTGAAATTGTAGATATGGCAGCTAGCGTTGGCAAGTATTATGACAAACTTCACGAATTAAATTGTTTTAAAGAAATTAACCCAAAGACAGTAAGTGAAGAAAATCATATTAAAGCAATTTGGTTAGCACTTAATGCCAGTTATGCTCTTGAAGCATTCCGATTTATGGTTAGCTTTGCTACAAGTTTGGCCATGGTAGAGAATAAAATATATATTGGAAATGGTAATATTATTAGCCTAATTTTACAGGACGAGTTGTTACACGCAGAGTGGACTGCTTGGTTGATCAACAATGTGGTAAAAGATGATGAGCGTTTTGCCAAAATAGTAGAAGAATGCCGAGAAGAAGTATATGCTATGTATATGGAAGTCATAGAAGAAGAAAAGGCCTGGGCAGATTACTTGTTCAAGAAAGGACCAGTAATTGGTCTCAATGCCACTATCCTAAAAGATTTTGTTGATTATACAGCATTTATACGTTTGAAAGATATTGGAATTAAGTATGCAGGAGAACATCCTAAATCAAGTCCAATTCCATGGTTTAACAAGCACGTTAATATTGGCAAGAAGCAATCGGCCTTACAGGAAACTGAAAGTACTAATTATGTTATTGGTGTAATGAGTGATTCTGTATCATATGACGAACTACCAGATCTATAAGGATAATAAAAATGAAAGCAATATTATGGAGCAAGTATAACTGCCCTTTCTGTGATCAAGCACAGGCATTATTAAAATCTAAGGGTTATCAAATCGAAGAACGTAAGATTGGTGATGGATATACCAGAGAAGAATTACTAGAAGAAGTACCTAATGCTCGTAGTGTTCCACAAATCTTTATCGAAGGTGCTCATGTTGGTGGGTTTAATGAACTCAAGGAATATTTAAAATGAACTCAAACGATACAGATATACTTATGTCCAGTATGAGTTCAGATACTATTACATTAGATAGTACGCATATACCTTACCTAACATCAAGTATGATAGGTCCATATCCACAATACAATGTTAGTATTGGAGGATCAGGCAGTGGCGGAACATTTTCAACTAGTAATATGAATGGGACATATTATATGACCAACGGCACCGGTGGCGCAGGTTGGCAGACACTCAATGCCGGTAGTGGTAGCCAATCATCATTGAATGTAAAAGGTGATGCAGAGTTTGAAGGCAAGGTTAAAGTAAACGGTCACGATCTTGGCGATTTTATGGAAACAATATCTAAGCGTCTTGCTATACTTGTACCAGATCCAGAAAAATTAGAACACTTTGAAGCGTTAAAGAAAGCCTATAATCACTACAAGACCTTAGAGGCTTTATGTGAATTACCAATTAAAGAAGAAAAATGAAAGAGATTGATCCAAAGGATAAAAAGATTGCCACATTGGAACAACAGGTAACTAGGTTGTTGTCTAAAGTCAGCGAATTAAATCAACAGGTCAATTTACTTCTAAGAGAAAACAACAGGCGTAAAAGTGAAGTATCACAGATAAGTGCCGCAATTAAAAGAGGATAAAATGTTAATAGATGTTAGTAAAAATTTCTCCACAGGAGATGTAGTAAGTATTAAATTAATTAATGGTGATGAAATTATTGCCAGATTTGAAAAAGAAGATAACGATACAATTACCATTAGTCGGCCAATGGCATTAACAATGAATGGTCAAGGTCTAGGAATGATACCTTGGGTATTTCTAGGCAAGGATTCTAGTATCACTGTTAATAAAAGTAATACATTCTTTGTTGTGGAGAGCAAGGGAGACGCAGCTAATCAATACTTAGAAGGTACCACTGGTATTGCTCTACGATAAATATTGATTTAGGAGCACCAGACCATGTCATTAACTACTATAACCACTGTATTTCCACCTGGCGGAACTGGAACATTAACAATTGCTGATACTACAGCACTCGCCATTGAAGCACAGACAGCAGCAATTACTTCTCAAATGACATTGTTAATTGCTGAACTTGAAAGAACTAGATATACCATGGCTGGTATAGTTGTTCAACTTGGTGAAATTGCCACTCAGTCTCAATCAACTAGTAAATGTGTTAGTGATCTCAATTCAGCTCTCGGTAGTATTAAAGTAGCTGTAGCAGATGCAGCAACTACTCAACAATCATTGGCTGCTAATATTATTAAAACTAATAATTTTAATGCCGCTGTAACCAAACAAGCATTGACTGCTTCTGGACAAAAAATACCTGAGGTGCCATCAATTACAGATCAGATTAAAGAAACTGTTAAAGATGGATTTGTAATGCATCAGGTTCAATTTGCATCAAATTACATAAATCTAAAGATCACTGATACAATAGAATCATTAACAACTTGGGTCACAGGTATGCAGGTATATCAATCTATAGCTGGTTGGTTGTCAAAACAAAAAGATGCAGTACTTTCTGTATTCAACTTTAAGAGTCCTAAAACTGTTGCAGCTGAAGTTGCAGCCATTGCTGGTAATTCACCAACGCCATAATGTCTGATAATAGTGTTGCTCGAGTAAATGTAGATGTAGCAGGTACATTAATTGTATCTGGGGCTAATTCTGTGTTTGTTAATAATAGTCCAATTGCTGTAGAAGGCAGCAGCACTGTTGATGACGGTGTTATTAGCACTAGTTTAACAACGGTGTTTGCTGAGAATAATCATGTTGCTGCAATAGGTGCTATTACTTCTGATGGTAGTGCAGTATCATCGGGCAGTAGAAATGTATTTGCAGGAAAAAACAACAAATAAATATTATATCTTGTAGGGATAAAGTTGCATAGCAGCTTGGAGTAGTGAGAAGCTACATCGGCTAGGCGGAGGCTAGATACAGGCCCTAAGGAGTCCGTCATTTTATTAGGAATTATTATGAAAAAAGTATTATTAGTGTTAATGTTGATTGCTGCTGGTACAGCATCTGCTCAATGGCAACATCGTCATTGGGAACCAAGAACAGTCATTGTTGAACGCAATGATTGGGTGGCACCATTAATTCTTGGTGGCATTGCAGGAGCGGTTATTGCTAACGCTAATCAACCACAACCTGTAGTTGTTCAACCACAACCTGTAGTTGTTCAACAACAACCTGTGATTGTACAATCACAAACAGTTTGCACAGCCTGGAAAGAAATTCAAACTCCAGATGGTCGAATATATCGTGAGCGTAATTGCTACCAAACACAATGATAGTAAAATTAGCAAATAAAATTGGTCAAACACATGGGAAGTTTTTTATGTGGTTGGGCCGAAAAGCAGAAACTAATCCATGGTGGGCTGTGGCATTAACAGTGTGGGCACTTTATGAGATAGGCGAGCATATAGCTGGTCCAGTTATGGCATTATTGTATGCCACTGGACATATAACTTTTAATTAACATGATATCAAACAACATTTTAAATTTACCCACACATATGAGCACTGGTTATTCTAGTGCTTATCCATTTCCACATATTATTATTGATAATTTTCTTAATGAATTTACATTAGAACAAATTTTAAATGAACTAACTGTTTATAATAATTGGACTACAGATAATGATGAATATGTACGTAATCATCAAATTAAAAAATATTTTACTCCACAAGGTATGGATCCATCTGACCTTGATAGATTTTCACAATTGGCTCCAAAAACAAAATTAGTAATTGATTATTTGAACTCTAAAGAAATTTTAACTTTTTTAGAAAAATTAACTGGTATTGATAATTTATTGGCAGATACTGATTCTTTTGGTGGAGGTGTGCATAAGATTGGTGCAGGCGGAAAACTTGATATACACGCTGATTTTAATATACATTTTAAAAATAGACTTCACCGTAGAATTAATATGCTAATTTATTTAAATAAAGATTGGCAAGATTCTTGGGGAGGAGATTTAGAATTATGGGAAAAAGATCTAAGCAAATGTGTTTCAAAAATTAAACCTATATTCAACAGAGCTGTAATATTCAATATTACAGATGATGCTTATCACGGACATCCACATCCATTAACTACTCCTCCTGAAATTTCTAGATACTCATTGGCCATGTATTATTATACACAAGATCGTCCTGAGCATGAAAAAGCCCCTTGGCATCCAGTTATGTGGAAATCAATCTGATACATAATGTGTATAGTTAATCTAGTACTTTTGTAGAGTAAATAGGTGTTGTAATGGGGGTTACAACACTATGATAAAAAAATTAATAGCTTGGGCATCAGCCATGCTTTTTGTTTCTGTAGTATATTCACAGACAACAACACTAATTAATCAAAATTCCAGTATATCTGGTGGGTATCAATCAACAACACTAGTTGATACTAACAGTAATTCAAATAGCACTAGCACAGTCAATACCAACAATGTTAATAGTGGTACAATAACCAATATTAATCAAACTACTGTTGGTAGCACAAGTGTCAATACTAATAATAACAATAATGTTAATAGTGGTACTATGACTAATATTAATCAAAATACCAATAACGGTACTATGACTAATAACAACAACAATGTTAATACTGGCACAATGACCTATAACAATAATAATGTTAATACTGGCACAATGACTAACATTAATCAAAACACCAGCACTAGTACAAGTTCAAACACCAACGTTAACACTAACAATAATGTTAATACTGGTGATATGACAAACCGTAATATCAACACCAGTACTTCTACCAATGTTAATACTAATAATAATATTAATAGTGGTACAATGACTAATAACAATAATAATGTCAATACCAATACTAGCAGTGCTACTAATGTTAATACCAATAATAATATTAATAGTGGTACAATGACTAATAACAATAATAATGTCAATACCAATACTAGCAGTGCTACTAATGTTAATACCAATAATAATATTAATAGTGGTACAATGACCAACAACAATAACAATGTCAATACCAATACTAGTAGTAGCAACAATGTTAATACCAACAACAATGTTAATAGTGGTACAATGACCAACAACAATAACAATGTTAATACTGGTACAATGACTAACAATAATAACAATACATCAACTAGCGATAACAAAAATACAAATACCAGCACTAGTGATAACAAAAATAATAATGTTAATCAAAATAACAACGTTAATACAGGTGACATGACTAACCGTAATATTAATACTACAGAAATCACACAGCGTATTATCCAGCCGCCCCCAACCGCAGTGGCGCCTACTATGATGAGTGGCGGTAATGCTGACCTATGTTCAACCGGTACAAGTGGCTCGGTACAAACACAAATCTTTGGTGTTAGCAGTGGCGGAACAGTTCGTGACATGAATTGCGAAAGATTAAAGTTGAGCAAAACATTATATGACATGGGTATGAAGGTGGCAGCAGTGGCTACCATGTGTCAGGATCGTCGTGTATTTGATGCTATGTTAGCAGCAGGAACACCTTGCCCGTACGATGGCAAGATTGGTGAAGCAGCTCGTGCAGCATGGAACGAAAATCAAGATCGTATTCCTAAAGTGGAAGAGGTAAAAATAGATGACACTTATCAGAAAGTGGGCATTGGCGCTTTGCTTGGTGCTCTTGTGTTCAAACTATTCTAATGCTCAAGTAGATCCAGTTACCGGTAATTTAATAAATTCCGGTACCGCACCTACGGATACAACCACGACTTGGAATAATGGTGTATATGTTAATCAAATATGCTTCCAAGCTGGTCAACCCGGTAACTGCGGCCCTAAACCCAGCGTTCGTGCAGCATCGGGTGATATCAATTTCTCATACGGTCAAACAGACTTAAATCAAATCATTAACATCAACCGAGCACTGGCTGCTGGTGGTACAGGAGTGCAACTTAGTGGATTTAACTTTGGATTTCGTGCTAAAAACGGCAATGGATGGGATGACGGTAGGCAAGATTACTTAGATGCCTATGTTAAGTTTTATGATGCTGGCGGAGGTGTTGCTGCTACATATGATTATGCCAGTCAGACTAATAAAAAATACAACTGGACTAATTTTAATTTTAGTGAAACGTTTGCCAACCCAATTGCTGCTACAAATTATAGTCATGCACAGGTAGGTTTTATTGGTAAGGACAACAACTTTTGGGCTGGCAATTATGGTCCAGAAGTTACCAATGTTAGTTTCAATTTAAAATATCGAGTTGATCCTTGCAGTACCAATCCTGCCTATAGTCCGAACTGTGCTGGCTTTAGTAATGTAGTTACTAGCGGTAATTTATTACCTAATCCAAATGCAATGTCTAATGGCAA